TCATCGACCTCGCGGGCTGACCGGCGGCCGACCCGGCGCGCCACCGACTTCATGATCAAGAGCCACGTGCCCGTCCTGCCCGTCGTCGATGTCCTCCGCCGCGCCCTCGCGCGCGCCGAGGCCGGCGAGATCAACGCCGTCGCGGTCATCTTCGCCGGCCCTGACCTCGAACCGGACGGCGAGTTCAACGAAGGTGACGGCTCGCTCGTCGAGCTGCTCGGCGCGGTCCGCCTCATCGGCGACGCGATGAGCGACGAGATCCGCTTCCCGTCGGCCGACGACACCCCTGCCGCCGTCACGCACCTCCGCTCGGTGCCGACGAACTAGACTCCCTCCGGGCCCTACCGCGACGACCCCACGGCGGCGTCGTTCTCCCGCTGCCGCGCCGCGCACCGGGCCCACCTCTTCCCCGCAGGCCTTGAGCCAGCGGCGCTTCCCGCATGCCGAAAACGCCATCGATCCACTCGAAGGCCGCCCACGCTCAGCGTTCGGCGGCCCACCCGGCGGGCCCCGTCGCGACGTCGTCGCCCCCCTCCAACGAGACAGCGCGCGTGCGCGCGAGGGTCGTCGACCAGAGCTACGAGCTCGTCGAGGTCGCGGCGCTCAAGCCCCACCCGCGAAACCCGAACTCGGGCGACCTCGAGGCCATCGGCGAGAGCGTCGAGGCGAACGGCTTCTATGGCGCATGCATCGCGCAGCGGTCGACGGGTCACATCCTCGTCGGCAATCACCGTCACCGGGCGGCACGGCAGGCCGGCCTCGCGAATGTGCCGTGCATCTACGTCGACTGCGACGACGAAGCGGCGCTCCGAATCCTCCTCGCCGACAACCGCGCGGGGGCGCAAGGGCGCCGGTCGAACGCGGCGGTCGCGGAGATCCTCCGGATGCTACCCGACGCCTCCCGGGGCACCGGGTACAAGCCGCCCGAGGTCACGCGGCTCCTGCAGCTCCATCGCCCCGCGACCCCGAGCCTCGCGCCCCGGATCGACCTCGGCAGGGTGTCGCCCCGCTTCGAAGAGCGCGACGACGACGGGGACGATCACCCTGCGCCCTCCGAGCGAATTCCGTCGCCGGCGCGGACGCGCCACGCACTCAGCATCGTCCTCGATGCCGAGGAGAAGCGGGCGTGGGACGCTGCAAAGGCCAAGATCGGGGAGAAGAACGACACGCGGGCCCTCATGCGACTCCTCGAGAGTCGCCGGGAGAGCGTCGATGGTGCGTCGCAGCCGAAAAGCTGAAGCCGTCTTGCCGCCGGACCCGCGACAGCTCGCGTTCCGGTTCTTTGCCGAGGCGCCGCCGTCGTTCGTGACGGTCACCCGGCGTGACGGCTACGTCGAGCGCGTCCGCACCGATCGCCTCCGCGACTGGATCGAGAAGAACATCGTCGGCACGCCGGCGAAGACGTGAGACCGCGCCCCGGCGCCCGCGAGCGCGGCGGCCGAGCGGTTACGGCGTGGCGAAGCCGAAGAAGCAGAAGCCGAGCGCCGGTCGTCACTCCTCGCGTGAAGAGCGCGAGGAGAAGAGCGCCAAGAAGCAGGAGCGAGTCCGTTTCCTGATGACGCTCATCGCGACGAGCCAATACGTCACCCACCTCACCGCGGATCAATATGCGCGGGAGTGGAGGCTGAGCGTCGGCTACGTCGAGCAGCTCGCGTGCGAGGCGGCCGCGCGCCTGCGCGAAAAAGTTTTCACCGACGACCTGATCCACGTCTCGGTCCTCACGACGCTCCAGACGATCGCTGCGACGGCGATGGCCGCGAGCGCCGAGGCCGGGGAGCGCCCCGAGCAAGAGGACCCAATCGATCGGCGTCTTCGGATTCGCCGCGAACTCGACCGACGCGGCGAGCGCGCCAGGATCCTCGAGGCCGCCGCCCGCGCCGCGCTGGCGATCGGTGGCGTCACCGAGCGGCGGCGCCGGTCGCTCAACGCCGAGATCGAGGCGCAGGCCAAGTCGGCCGCCGCGTCGGCCGACCGCGAACGACGCGCAGGCGGCGATGGGGGCGTTCGCATCGTCGTCCAGTACGCCGGCGACGTCGCGCGCGAGCCCGAACCGGCCACCTATGCACGAACTCCCGATTCGCCTGAACCGGCCACAGAGCCTGGCGCACCGGGCGATCCGACCCGGAAATAGCATCTGCATTCCCTGGGGGCGCGGGGTCGGTAAAAGCCACCTCTTCCGCCTCGCCTGGTACCTCCTCATCGCCGAGTGGGACGGCATCGAGCGCCAGAACGCGCTCAAGCCGCTCCGCGGGATCCGCATCGTCCACACGATGCCGACCTTCAAGGCCTGCAAGGACGTCCACGGCGCGCTCCTCGAGGAGGAGCTCGCGAAGGACGGCCCGTGGGGCTTTCTCGGCGGCGACATCAACCACACCTCCTGGGAGACGACCTTCCCTGGCGGCAGCCGAATGCAATGGTTCGGCGCGCGCGAGGCGAACGCCGCCCGCGGCATCCGCACCGACGTCGGCACGTTCGACGAGTGCGACGACATCGACTCGTCGGTCATCGATGGCGTGAGCGACCCTTGGTTCTCGGAACCTTGGTCGCTGCGCATCCTGCTCTTCGGCGGGACGCCACGGCGCGGCCGCTACGGCCTGCTCCACCGCGAGCACCAGGCCGGCCTCGTCGGCGAGCGCGCGCGCTCTCTCGGGCGCGCCCTCGACACGCTGCCGCTGGAGGACCGGGAGCACCTCGCGGCGTTCCTTCAAAACTACAGCTTCCACGCGACCTATCGGGACGCGCCGGAGACCGTCGACCAGGCGTACGTCGCCAAGATCAAGGCGAAGACGCAACGGGCGATCTTCGCCCGCGAATGGGAGTGCGACTTCGACTCGGCCGAGGGCCTGGTCTACGGCCACTTCGACCAGCGGATCCACCTCAAGGATCCCGACCCCAAGGCGATCCCGACCGAGGTCCTCGTCGGCGTTGACCACGGCTGGGAAGACCCGGGCGTCTTCGTCGTCATCTTCGTCTTCGGCAGCGGCAAGGATGCCGTCTCGTACGTCGTCGAGGAGGTCTACGAGCAGCATCAACTCGAGAGTTGGTGGATCGAGCAGGCCAAGCGCATCCGGGCGAAGTACCCGAAAGCGACTTGGTACATGGATCCGTCGCGCCCCGACCGCGTGCAGGCGCTGAAAGACGGCGCGCTCCTCCACGTCGGCGAAACGAACAACGCGATCGAGGACGGCGTGAGCGCCGTAGGCGATCGCTTCGGCGCCCGTCCCGACCCGGACGACCCGCGCCGTGATGACGACCCGGACAAGCGGCGCCTCGCTCGGCTCTACGTTTCGCCCCGCTGCGCGCACACGCTCTTCGAGATCGCCAACTACAAGCGCAAGCGCGACCCGCGCAACGCAGACCGCTTCCTCGAACACATCGAGGACAAACAAAACCACAGCATGGACGCCCTCCGCTACGCCGTCTTTTCGCGGTTCGGTCGTCCCGAGGCCGCGCGCGGCGTCGGGCAGTACTCCATCGGCATTCGCTGACCCGCTGATAGCCCGTGCGCATCGACGTCCTCAACCAGAAGCACCCGACGTACGACGTCGAGACGTGGTCGAAGTACGACGCGCTCTACCGCGGCGGACCGGCGTTTCGCGCGGTCATCGATCAGTTCCTCCCGAAGAATCCCGAGGAGCCGATCGAGGTCTATCGCTGCCGGAAGGACGAGGCGTTTTACCGGTCCTACGTGGGCCCCATCGTCGACTTCTTCGGCGCCAAGCTCTTCTCGTCGTCCCTCGTCCAGCGCCCGCGCCGGACGAGCCAAGCTGGCGCCGTCGCGCCACCCTCCGGCGACAAGGCGCCGCCCGACGTCGATCCCTTCTACGCGGACTGGAAAGAGAACGTCACGGCCACAGGCCGTGACCTCACCGACTTCGCCCGCGAGCGGTTCACCTCGGCGCTCGTGAAGGGCCGCTCGTGGTGGATCGTCGAGAAGCCTGACGATGGCGGCGACGAGCCGCAGACGAAACAGGAGTGGGAAGAGCGCGGCCTCGGCCGACCCATCCTCTGCGCGTGCGACAACGATCAGGTTTACGATTTCGAGGTCGACGAGCATGACCGCCTCCTCTGGGCGATCGTGCACTGGATCGAGATGCGCCGGCGCTCACCGGCAGACAGCCGCGGCACGGTCCGCGAGACGTGGCGGGTCTACGACCGCGAGAACGTCGAGACGTTCGTCGCGGAGTACGACCCGAAGGGCAAGTGCCCGGAGGAGGCGAAGAGCGAAGGCGGCGCGAAGGCGCACGGCTTCTCGCGCGTGCCCCTCGTCCGGATGGGCTTCGTCGGCTCGAAGGGCGTGCGCACCAAGATTTGCGGCAAGACCGTGGCCGTCTCGGGTGAGCAGCTCGAAGGCCTCTGGCTCGTCGCACGAATCGCCGACGCGCAGGTCGAGCATTTTCGCCTGAGCCAAGGTCTCTCCTGGAACATCAAGCGGACCTGCTACGCGATGCCGGTCTTCAAGGTGGAGGACGCGCTCAAGCCGCCGACGATGGGCGCGGGCTACTACATCATGATCGGGGTCAAAGAGGACTACGCGTGGGCGTCGCCTCCCGTCGAGCACCTCTCGCTCATGGCGCAAGAGGTCGCCTCGCAGAAGGACGAGATCTACCGGATCGCGAACCAGATGGCGCAAGGCGTGGACAACAACGCCGCCGCCGTCGGGCGCTCTGGGCAATCGAAGCAGGTCGACCAGGCCGCGACCGAGGTCTGCCTTGGCGTCTACGGCGCGGTCGTGCGCGAGCCCATCGAGGAGACGTACGAGCTCCTCACCGAGCTTCGGGGCGAGAGCGACAAGCTCACCTGGAGCATCGAGGGCCTCGACACCTTCAACCTCGCCGACGCCCAGGCGACGGTCGACACGGCCGTGCAGGCAGCGGCGCTCAGCGTGCCGAGCCCGACCTTCCGCCGCGAGACCTTCCTCCGCGTCGTCGACGCGATGCTCCCGAACATCTCGCAGGACACGAAAGACGCCATCCGCAAGGAAATCGCAGACGGCATCGAGTCGGAGGGCGACCTCCGCTCCGCGCTCGGCGAGGCGCAGGGCATCGGCGCCGACCACGAGCTCGCGCTCGCGGGCCTCGGCGGCGCGAAGCAGCTTGGTGGTTTCAAGGGTATCGCTGAAAGCCTCGCCGGGCCGAAGCCCCCCGCTCCGCCGCCCGTCGCTCCAGGTGTTCCAGGAGCTCCGCCAGCGCCGCCAGCGCCGCCAGCGCCGCTGGCTAAGGCGCCCGCTCCGCCGCCGCCCGCGCGCGGCCGCGCCGCGTGAGCGCCGCGCGCGCCTCGTCGATGACGACGGCGCCGGCGCACAAGATCAAGGACCTCCCGCCCGACTGGGCGAAGTCCGCTCGCGCCGCGCTCGTCGCTCGCGTCGCCGCCGAGGCGCACGCGCTCGCCGCGCTCGAGCGCGCGCTCCGCCACCAAGTCCACCAGCTCGCCGTCCAGTTCGCGCAGGTCCACGCGACCGACCGCCGTCGCGCAGCCGATACCGCCGTCGGTCTCCTCTCCCGCGCGCTCGACCGGATGCGCCCGGCGCTCGCTAACGCGACCTTCGTCGGCCGCGCCGCGACGCGCCATGCGAGCCTCATCCGCTTTCGCGCCGAGTGGCAGATCGTCCGCGCCGACGTCGACGCGCTCGGGCTCGAGCCACCCGCGGATCTTCCGCATCTCGCTCTGCACGGTCCCGAGGACCAAGCCCAGTCGAACCTCGCCGGGCAAAGCCTCGCGGCCGCCTGGGGCCATCAGGTCATCGCCGCCGTCTACCGATGGGCGGCGAAGGACGACGGCGCCCTCGTCGATGCCGTGCTCTCGAGCGAAGCGGCGACGGCGCCGCGCCTTGGCCGGGTTGCCTCGACCGAGACGAGCCGCGCCTTCACCGACGCGCGCGACGAGGGCATGGGCTGGGCGGCCGCCGAGTACGGCGACTCGACCTGGTTCCCTGGCCTCTTCAAACGTTGGGACGCGACGCTCGACAAGCGCGTCTGCCGGGTCTGCGAGGACCTCGACGCGAAGGTCGCGCTCTACGGCGCCGACTTCGAGGACGGGGCCGAGCCCGGCTACGTGCACGTCAGCTGCCGCTGCGTGGTCTCGACGGTCTTCCTCCCGGTCTTCGTGCCGGCCGAGGAGACGGTCCCCGCGCACGACGTCGACGACGAGAGCCCGCGGACGCCCGACGAGTACTTCAACGACCAGCCCAGCGACGACGAACCCACATGATGCCTTGTTCGAACCTCGTCCTCTCCGGCACGAGCCCGGCAGCGGCCAGCACCGTCGCCGGGACGGCACTCCTGGGCTCGCAGACCGATCTCCGCTCGCAAAAGCTCTCGGGCTTCAAGTCGATGCGCGTCGAGGCGACGCTGCAGGGCGCGACCGGTGGCACCCTCGATGTCTACCTCCAAGTCTCGTACGATGGCGGCGTCACCTGGAGCGACTACGTGCACTTCGCCCAGCTCGCAGCCGGCGCCGCGTCCGTCACCTACGGCGTGTCGATGAGCCGCTCGAACGGCGACGCGCTCGCCGCCGTCGGCAAGGGCACGACGCCGCTGCTCGCCGCGGGCGACTGGCGCGACGGCGAGTGGGGCGACGCCGCCCGGCTGCTCTTCGTCGCCGGCGGCGGCACGAGCGCGGGCGCGGTCCAGTCGGTCAAGATCTTCCTCGGCAACTGACATGAAGCCTCTCCTGTCCCCGGCCATCCCGCGCCTCATCCTCGACGAGGGCACGCCCGCCACGGGCGGCTGCAAGGTCTTCGTCGACCCCGACAGCGGCCAGCGGTTCGAGATTCCTATCGGCGAGCTCCGCAAGGCGATCACGCCGGCGACGGGTGCCGCGCGCTACGAGCGCGTCCGGTTCGCCAACGACGCGATGGCGCTCACCGACATGCTCGTCTCTCGCGAGGACATCGCCGAGATCAACGGCGCCTTCGCGCGACGCGGCCGGTTCACGGCCACCCTCGCTGGCCCTGCGCGCATGGCGCGCCTGCCCGTCCCCGACGAGGCCTGAAAGACGACGCGCATCGCGCGCGCCCTTTGGCGCGCCGGTGACGCTCGAGCGGCGGTGCTCCCTCGAGGAGCGACCGCCGCGACGCACACCCACGTCCCGCGAGGGACGCACTTCCCACGAGTCCGACGCCCGGGCCCGTGACGGAGGACCGAATGGCGCACGACGACGACCCGTCGAAAACCGGTTCAGGGTCCGAGGGCAATGCCTCGGACGACACGATCAAGAAGTCGGACATCGAGGCGCTGGTCTCGGCGACGGTCAACAAGGCCATCACCGGGCACCTGAAGCGCGAGCTCAAGTCCCTGCCGCAGCTCATCAAGAGCGCGCTCGCCGAGTCGGCGGCCGCGCCGAAGACCGAGGGCGACGAGGGCGTAAGCGACGATGCCGGCGACGAGCAGCCGAAGCCCAAGACCCCGGCGAAGACGCCGAAGGCAGCGGGCGCCAAGACCGGCTCCGAGGAGCGCGCCGAACCGAGCGCCGAGGCCGTGCGCCTCGCCGAGCTCGAGAAGCGCTTCGAGAAGCAGGAGAAGGCACTCAAGGACGCCAACGCGGCGACGGCGCGCGAGCGCCGCCGCGCAGCCGACGAGCGCGGCCTCGCCACCGTGCGCGGCGAGTTCACGAAGTTGCTCCGCCCCGATGCGGTCGACCTCGTGACCGACGCCATGCGCGCGCGCGGCGCATTCGTGATCGACGACGAAGGCAACGTGCGGATGAAGGTCCGCGCGTCGCTCGAGCAGGGGATGCCGGTGGAGGAGCACGAGCTCCCGTTCCACGAGGCGCTCCCGCACTTCCTCAAGACGAAAGACGCAGCCCTGTTCTTGCCGCCGCCGAATCGCGGGGCCGGCGACAGGAAGGGTGCGTTCGAACGCGACGGGCGCCAGCCGACCACTCGGCAGGCGCCGCGTCGCACCGACGCCGACGAGAGCAACGCCCTCGTCGATCACGTCGAGCAGCTCACGGGCAAAAGCCTCGACGAGCTGCTGTAGCCCGCACCCGAACAACCCGCCTGCCCCGCTGAAACGTGAATCGAGACCATGGCTGACACTTCTCAAACCCTCGCGCTCCTCGCCCTCGGCCAGAAGCTCCGCGGGAACATCGTTCGCACCATCAACCGGCGCGCCATCACGCTCCGGATCTTTCCCTGGCTGCTCGCCGACGGGCAAAACTGCGCGTGGGCGGTCGAGGGCGACGGACAGGTCGGCGAAAACTACGCCGAGGGTGCCGACGCGGCGAACTTCGGTTCCGACTCGCAGGTGCAGGCGCTCCTCAACTGGGGCCACTACCGCTCGAACTTCCACGTGACGGGCACCGCCCGGCGCGCGGCTCGTCGCGCGGCTGCGGGCCCGATGGGGATCCAAAACCTCATCGGTCGCAACATGACGAACAGCTCCGCGAAGGTCGCGAGCATCATCAACGTCGCCGCCTACAACGGCGCGGGCACCGGCACGACCATGGCGGGCTTCGACGTCGCCATTGGTTTGACCACGAACACCTACGGCACCATCGACCGGACCGTCGGCGCGAACAGCTTCTGGCTGCCGACCGTCGTCGACCCGGGCTCGCTCACCAAGCCGACCTTCGCGCAGATGCGCGACGACCGCCGGAAGATCTACGTCGCGAGCGGCGAGTATCCGGACATCGGCCTCGTCTCGCCGGACGTCTTCAACGCGATCGGCGGCCTCTACGACAACAACCGACGCTGGGTGACCGAGGTCGAGACCCCGCGCGGCACGGTCATCCTCGATGCCGGCTTCAAGGGCCTCGAGCTCGACGGCATGACCTTCATCCAGGACAAGGACGCGACGTCGAACAAGATCTACTACGTCAACTCCAACTACGTGCACTTCGAGTACCTCCCGCCGGACGAGGACATCCTGCAGGACATGCAGCTGAACGCCCAGGCCGACGACGGCTGGGGCGCGACGCCGCTCGGCATCACCTGCGAGCAGCTGTCGAAGACCGGCGACAGCTCGAAGTAC